TCGAGTTCAAGAATCTTTGACAAGGCGGGATGGTTTGAGGTAGTTCCAAAACCTGCAAACGCGAACTCATTGTCAAGAAAAGAAATCTCATCTTCTGAGAGAGAATAACGACGGTACAAATCAGGTGAAAGTACTGTGAAAGATTCTCCCGGTGAATCAAAGTCGAGTTTCCATTGGTGCTCTTTATGGACAATGCTAGCTGATTTCTCATCGTCAGCAGCATTCTCGACAACCGATTTCATACGGTGGATGAGACAAGAATGAACTCGAGGATAAAGTCCTTGAAGCAATGCTTTTTGGAAGGACTCACCTCGAGCCCGAAGATCCCCTCGGCCAGGCAGGTCACCACGGCACGTTCCAGTGGCGCGGAGCAAGACACCAAGATTTAACATTGGTCTCCAGTAACCTTGGGAATCACGAACAGGTGAATGTTTAAGAAACTGAATATCCTCGGGGATACGACAGTGCTCGACAGTAACAAAATAACCAACAAGACCAGCCGCTCGAATAATCTCGGAAGGGAGAACGGCTTGCTGTTGCGCAAGAGACAGCGCAATAAGAGTGTTGGCCAAATTGTTGATGGAGGTTGTCATGGTAGACCCTGATAAGAGTCGAACACTCAAAGGTTTGAGGTCGACTCTCTCAGTCCGATTTTCAGGATTATAAATCCGGTATTTGCGTCGACACTGCCGAATAAGAGTGTCAGCATCACCCTGCAATTTTTCTGGAAAGAGGTGTTGATAAGCTCGAAACACAGACTCACCGTGGGACCCATCACAACAAGAAATATCAATGTTGTAGGTCACAACGGTTCCGTTGTGTCGAACACTGTAACAAGAATCATCAGAAAAAATGGCGAAGTACGCTCGCTCAGGTGGATCGATAAGATTAGCAAACACTTCAGCGATGACCGCGGGAGTGCTCTTCTTAACGACCTGAATACGCAATCCATGAATGAGGATCACTGTCGAGGATTGTGCGACCTTAAGCATCTCGGTGATCCTAAAGCCCGCAAGACTAGCGGGACATCCAAGATCACCAATCATGCGGATCAACTTGTTCGGGGGTAAAATCTCATCAGTTTTTAACTTATAATTCACTTTAGACCGCGTAACCCAGTCTTGATCAAACCCAGCTCCGAGTAGCTCGTCCCAGGCAGCAATCCTGAGATTCTTCTTTGGGTGGGGATCAGCATGGTGGTACGCCGCCTCAGTGATGGCATCTGTGTAATCATCAAAGTACATGGCGAATTCTGTTTGGAGAAAGAGAATAAATGCCCAATTCTTCTCAACAAACAGTTGTTGGTAGTGTTGAAACAGAATATCAACACCAGGGTATTCTGGCTTCCTGACACCGGAAAGCCGACGAAAACCAAGCCTCAAACTAGCAGCTGAATTGGAAGAGACAATCCCATTATGAGAAACTGCTGGGCCAAAAACGGTACGATAACGACCGTCAACTTTGATGGGGCACTCGGTATGAGGAAACACAATCTCACCATCAACAAAAAACTCTTGACCTCTCGTGCACTTGAAGCCAAGATTGTACTGAAACGGTTTGGTAGAGGAGTTAGCTTGTGTGCGAACACGAAAGGGCTCGATCTCGCTAATGCACAATGGCGGAGAGCCCCTTAGTGAAAAACCAACCCATCTTTCCTGACGATGGTGGCGTCCAGCATAGCACTCTTAAGCACTACGGCATTAACCACCGCCATCAAGGAATAAACGTAAGCCGTGGAGTCCACAGCTTGATAACCGTGCACTTGGTCTAATCGTGCACCGGCTATTGAAACGACGTTTCTAATCGAAGGTTGCATATTGCCATTATTAATGGCAATCCTTTTACAGATATCCTGATCGTGTAACAAGTCACAAACAAGATTCTTAAAAACGACAGCTTCAACCGTTTTACCGTAACCGGCTTCCCGATAAAAATCAGTATGAACCCGGTTTTGCGAGGATGAGAATAGGAACCAGTCAGCAAAAATGTAATACCTCCTTCGAAAGGACTCTTTGGTATTTGGAGAATTCTGAAAAGCATGGGTAAGCCCAGTTCCAACACTGGATTCCTCATACTTGAAGATACGATTAGCAACTCTCGCCCAAAAGCCCGGGCGCTCATTTCCTCGCAGATACACGGTGGTAACAATTTTTTCATACTGTCCACCAGCATCTGAAGGCTCAATGGGGATATTTGCTATCTCTTTCTTTTTCTTCTTCTTGCGCCAACGCAAGAAACCAAAGGTCCCAAGGAATTGCTGTTTTTTGTATTCCGCAAAACTCTGCAGCTTGTTAGAGGGACGTGGAGAAGACTCGTTCTCAACACTATCCTCTTCACAACCTTCCTGTTCCTCGAGCAAGGCGTCCTCTTCTTCTGAGATCTTCACCTCATAGAAGGGGCCTTCACCAACTGGAGGTACCTCTTCCACGATTTCAACTTCGTGAACAGGTGCTGGATCCAGTTCTTGTGACAGCTCGATGATAGGCTCCAACCTTCGATGGAAGGTTGGAGGCTTGCAGAGAATGACGGGTTCATCTTCACCTCCTTCTGGATCATCCTCTTTAGCCTCCATGATGACCACACCGGTGGCGGACTTCGAGTCTGACACCGATGGCGTATTGTCACGAACAATGGGCTCGCAGGGAATGACAGGTTCATCTTCACCTCCGTCGGGGTCGTCCTCTTTAGCCTCCATGACGACCATATTGGTGGCGGACTTCGAGTCTGACACCAATGGCGGATCGTCACTAACAATGGGCTTCCACCGCCTACGGGGTGGACGACGCTGAACAGGGATGATGATGTGATCTTCATCATCTGAATCTTCTTGGTCACTATTGTAACCATTGAAGTCGGGGTTCTTAGAAAGTGGTTGTTGTTGGTAGCGGACGACATGTTGAATTCGATGTTCGACTGGTGAGCTCGAGTAATCTCGGTCGCAGTTAGCGTAATCATGGCCGAACAAATCCTTAATGTCTTCATCCCTGGATTTATCAATTTGGTACTGATTGAATTGAGCCTCATGCTGCTTTATCCGATTAAGAGTAGCAGGGGCATCCAGGGTCTGTGAATCGTCATGGGCGTGGGCTATCACCCCACACCCGTTTGAAATAGTAAGATAGGAGCACAGTTCCCACTCCGCAGTTGTTCGCTTGCGAGGGCGGTTCTGTATAATACGCCGTTGAGCCCCTCTCATCGGCGCTCCCTTCTTTTTCTTGTGGTAATGGCCAGCCACGATGCAATTGGCGGCTTGACCACACTCGGTTACGGGTCCCTCTCCCGGAAAACCAAGTGTCGAGTCAAAATGCTTATTTTTCTTGACTCTTTTCTTAAAACGAGGACGTCGCCGCCCCCGAGTTCTTCTAGCAACATCTTTTGGATGATGCTGCCAACGTCCAAGCCCAATGGACGGTTTTTCCACCGTTGCCTCTTTAAGGTCCAAGGCAGAGACCGTGAATTGATTGGTAGTAACAAAATAAATGCGTTGTTAACGCGGTGCCACGAGGTTTTTTACTTCTGCCACTAAGAAGTTGTCAGTGGATCCGGATTCGCTAAAAGGAAAGGTGTACGGTGTGACGACCCCGAGTCCTCTCCCAGTAGTATCCCACTCCGGCCTGACCACGGCTCACTCACTGTATCTGAAGTCAAATCCCCCCCCACGTCGATTGTGGGGTTTTCATCAGGAATGCTCTATACCACCCATGTGTCCGCCAGCTCCCTTAGGGTGCTCGACGTTAAGACTGCTTGATAAGTGATATAGCACACCCCCTCAGAGGAAAGAGACTCTCGAAAGCCGACAGCTTGTGAGGACGCGCCGAACAGTTTTTGATCGATAAAACTGACAAAAGCCAATTGCCAAAACAAGGGATAGAGGGCCCTCTATCCAGCACCTTGTGTCATGAATGTGGAATATTTGTTTACTTATTCTGATGTGAATGTATGTGTGATGAAACGAGTACTTAAGTGAATTGTGTCCCTCGAACAAGGGCCAATTACAATAACGTGAACAATAATTCAGACGCACCGACGATGAGGTCGGTGACGGCTTTATTATCAACCCAATATGCGATGTCTGTAGGCTCCAACAAATGAAGGAGCCAATGGGCGATAGTTGTAAGACTACTGGATGGAGCAGCGCTCGTGGGCAAATTGACCGCGAACTTGACTGCATGATCCACGCCTCCAATATTGAGACCAATATCGTAGTCTTGATCACCCAACGTAGTACTAGTGCACAAAGCTGCCTCAACTTTGTACAACCCAGGCTGGAGAGTATAAATACTCTTCTGGTCGACATCGACCAAATCAACGCTATTGTAGTCAATATCTCCAACGATATTGGCTCGGGTTCCTCCTGTAACACCAAAGGGGAAGTTGGGATCCAGACCGATGCAAGCAACCTTGGCACTAACAACAGGCTCCGCTGTTGAATTAAGTTGTGGTGTGAACAATGAGATATCATAGTCCACCCACAACTTCCCGACTGTGCCAAGATAAGTAGTTTCATGTCCAATATAAAACTTTCCAGCATCATAGAGATGGCTATCACCAGAGGTCACTTGGGCGCGCACAAACTTGCGCGCTCCAGTGCTCATGAGAGCCTTAGGATCAAGTTTACAGTGCACGTCGCGCCAGACGGTCGATGAAACTGCATCCTGATATGCCATCATATCTTGCTCAATAGAAGGAGGAGCGTCACTCACACTATAATCTGGTGCGAGGACGACAATGCCTCCTTGGGTTGTAGCTGTCCGAGTCTGGAACTCAACCTTCATTCTGTTGATCCGATACTCTTGAAACCGACCAGCAATTCCAGACAACCATGGGAACAAATCTTTAATTCCCGGGTTGATGTTATATCCCAGAACGTGAAAGGCAGCGCCGCCAATGACATCCTGAAACATTTCGCGATGGCGTATTCGAACGCCACCACCCTGGAGGTTGCTAATGTTAGCTGATCGAAAGCGAGTAATCCGACCAAAAGCTGTGGGAGCGAAAGCAACGTCCCCAGCTTTTCGATTTTTTCGACGATTCCGTCGTCGAACACGGGTTCTTCGTGATTTTTTAGGGACTTAAGAAATTTAAGCGACTGGTAAAGTCAATCCAGTCACCGAGAATAAACGGGCAAAGATTTCTTATCGATGAAAAGTCCTAAAAAGGAAAGTCGCCTGAGCATTCTCTTGGATTCAGTGGTGGTTGAACGCACACTACATGCCAAAGTAGTGTGGGTTGTCCACCCCATTCCAAGCCTCAGGTGCCTCACACTCGGCAATGTGAAGCAGTGTTTACCGTCAATAGACGCCCCCTCTCCTCCATGAGCTGGCCGGACGGGGGTAGATGTTATCGCACATCCCTCGCACACACGCGGTCGGAAGCGGAAAA